TCTATACACAGCAAAGTTGTGTGATGGTATTCCATAGTCCTCTAATACTTTTGGAGGATCATACATCTTCTTCTTTGTAGGAGACCAAACTGAAACTCTGTGATTTACTAACTGAAGAAAATCTTTATCCGTAGACATTAAAACTATCTTAGATGTTTTCATAACCTGTTTGGTAAGATAAGCCATCGTATCGTCAGCTTCAATATTCTCAATAGTAATAGTTGTGAGCGGAAGGTAATCTAAATAGTCAATAACTCTCGTTAATTGCATCTTCATAGATTGATGCTCATCTTCTTTATCATTGAAATCATAGGAACGATTAAGTCTTTCCGACATATTCCTACCAGCTTTATATTCTGGAAATAATTTCTTTCGGCGGTTAGACCCACCTTTACCATCAAATACTATGACAGTCCTGGTAGGTCTAATTGTTCGTATAGCATAACCGATTGACCTTAGAAAACCAACTATTCCCCCAACATGAGCTCCGTCATCGTTGAGAGTTGGTATAGCGCTGAAACATCTTATGAATGTGTTCAAACCATCTATAATCAATACCTTATCGTCAGGTTCGTCTGAGTCTAAATTACCGCCTTTTAATTTTATTTCTTCGAGTATGGAAAGGTATCTAGCATTAGTCACCTAGCACCTCTTCTGTAATCTCCACATCATCAATACCTAAATCAGCCTTAGTATATTTTAAGATAACCTTATCGCATATCATATCATAACAATATTTTCTAAATTCATCTTTCTTCAACATTTCTGACCATTCTTTAGATTGAAATTTGAGTACCTCATCTCCATATTTCAAGGTATACCAAGCACCGCCAACTTTAACCAGCCCATGCTCTTTCATCACATGTAACCAACTTCCATCATCATCAACACCACTTTCAAAGTAGAGTGGAAACTCAGCCTTTCTAAGTGGGGGACCCAAGCGATTCTTAATCACTTGCGCCAGAACAGTCATACCTATTACATTCTTTTTACTATCTTTAATCTGACCTTTGTTCTTCAATCTAACACGAGTTGATGCGTGAAATGGAAGAGCCTTACCACCTGATGTGGTATAAGGATCACCAAACATAGCACCCAATTTTACTCTTAACTGATTGGTGAATACCAAAGCAACTCTTTGCCTACCAATCATTTGAGTTATCTTTCTCAAAGCCTTTGATATAATGATTGCTTTTGATGTAGCCCAACCATCTTTATCAAAGTCGGCATTTAACTCAACTTTTGTGGTAGCAGCTGCTAATGAATCTACTAAAATGGTTACTAACCTATCTTTATCCGATTCCCTAACTTTCGTTACGATTTCTTCAATGGCTTCAAATACATCTTCTATAGTTTCTAAATGTAGATATAACATTTTATTCATATCAACACCTATTACGCCTAAGAACTCTTCACTTACTGCTGTCTCTGTATCTATATAAACAGCGACACCACCCTTCTTTTGGGTTTCTGCAAGTAGATGAGCACCTACTAATGATTTACCACTACTTTCTAATCCATTTAATTCTGTAATTCTACCAACTGCAATCCCACCATTAGGGCGGTTTGAAATAGCCAAATCCAACATTGTTGAGCCTGTTGAAATGAACTCTTTTATATCTGTTGGTGTACTATCTGTACCATTTAGAAAGTATGCAACTTTGTAGTCTTTGAATTTTTTATTTAAGGAGTCTGCAAGAACTCCAGCTAAGTCATCTTTAACTGACATATAATCTCCTAATTAAATAGTGGGTGTGCCCGGCTTTGTAAAGAATCCTTTGCACACACTCGGTTTTATTAGTGTTGGCTTCAACACCCACTACACTTTATTTATTACTTATTGAACAACTCATCGAAAGCGGCACTGGCATCTTCAACCGTTGCTGTTGAAGCTGCAACAACTGACGCTGGAGCAGATTCTACTTTCTTTTCATCTGAAGCATCTGGATTTAACCATAAGTTCAGAACTTCTGTAAGTTCTTCATACGAGAGTTCCTGATATAATTCAGTAATGTCCTTTTGATTTTCCAAGATATTTTCCAGTTTCGCCTTATCTTCCACTATTGGTGTCTGATTAGGTTTAACACGGATTGTAGTCTTAGGAAAAGAAGCACCACTTTCTTCAGCAGTAATAAACTCTACTGATATATCACGGCCACTCACAGCATCTGTGATATCACCATAATCTGGATCTGCGATTACGGAAAGTAATTCTTGATAAACAGTCTTACCAAAACCCCAAAAACGAACACCTTGACCTTCTTCATCACGAACGATAACTGGAGCAAAAGTTCTCATTTTAGCTTCCAATTTACGAGCCATTTGATATTCCTCGCGATTGCCACTCGTTTTAAGTTTTTGTGCAAACTCTTCGATTGGATCAGGACGACCATATGTGATTGGTGAAAGATAGGTTTTGTTATTCAAACCGAAATGAAAAAACAACTCAATAAATGGGTTATCCTTATTGTGTCTATAAGGTAAGACACGAATGACCTGTTTGCCGGGTTGTGGTTTCCAAAGATTTGAAGTCCTATTGTTTGTAGTTTGTAATTGACTAAGACGCTTACGAATAGAATTAATATCCATTTTTTATTCTCCTTGTGTTATTATTTATTTAGCATTTTTTAGTTACATCGTTGTAACCATTTAATAATAAGTATCTAGCTTTTCAGCGAAATACAAATATTTTTTAATCTTTAGTGTTAATAATTGTATGTATTTTAGTAGGTATTTTATTGAGACCCGTATCATTAGTTAGCAACAAAGAGTTCTGATAATTTTCCCACGGAATAAGAAATCTCTTATCTAATATACCACCATTCAATTCTCTGATGACTTCGTTAAGTGCATTGATAGTGTATAATGTATTGCTCTGTTTCTTGCGATGGAGTGAAATGGTATTCGGTATGTTCTCTGAAACATGGTCATCCTCATACTCAACATTGTATGTGCAAATCAACTGTGAATTATCCTTTACATTCTCAAATACATAGATTTTATCATAGAGTATATCATTACAATCTTTGATGAGTTCTATTATATCATCAAGCTGAGAGCGGGTGGAGAATGTGCAGAGTAGTTGAGTTTTCATTATTTCTTAATCATCCTTGAGGTAATACTTTGACCAAGGCTTCCATTGACTTAAAAGCCATTCATCATACTCTTTCTTTAATTTAGCATATTCTACAGGATCTGGATTTTTTGCTTTCTTACCAACAGCTTTCATATCAGCCTTTAACTGTTTGAATTTAGGTTTTTTTTCAATTTGTTTTTTACGGTTAGTTGCTGAAGTTGGATTATTTTTTATGAGTTTATCTAATTTTTTTATTTCGTCATTTCTTTCTATCTTTTCTCCCTCAATAGCTTCAAAAACTTCATTTACAGCATCCTCATCTTCTTCAGTTGGTATGTTAATTCTATTACCTTTTTCATCTGTAAACGGAGATTGTACGCCAGTTAAAGCATTAACAATATTTTCTCTTTTTTCTTCTTTTGTAATACTAGCACCACCAGACTTTCTTTTATCCTTAAAAGCGTCAACGGAATCTTCATATGTCATAGTAGTATCTTGTGTCACAGTACCATCTGGTTGTTTTTGCCAACCATAAGTTTTCGGATCACCTTTAACTGGCTTCATAGCACCACCTCTAGATATCGGGTATTTTTTGCCATTAACCTCTACTTTTCTTGCACCATACCTAGCTATATATCTTGGATCACCATCACCAACATAACGATTCCAAGCTTTGATTAAATTATTAATTTCAAGATCATTCATACTCTCTATTGATACTACTGAAAGATTAGCTATATCATTATTTTCAAATCTAGTCTCCCAATAAGCAATTTCAGCTTGAGTTTGCCAGTTCTTTAATTCATCCTCAGAATCTTCTTTGCCAAGTTCATTAGCAGTTTTCAAATCTCTCTCTATTAATTTAGCTTCAACTTGTTTATCCGTAAGACTTCCTTTGAATTGATTGATTCTAGCTTCCATCCACATCCAATTATCTGGTCCATCAACACCATCATTATCCAAAGAATCTATATGGTCTAATTGTGAATCATTAAAAGGAACTACTTCCCCATTCATAGGATTAACTCCACCAGTTTGAAGATAATGTCTAATTATATTTCTTTCTCTAACCCTTCCTATACCTTGACCTTCTAAGGGGTGTCCTTTAGGATATTTGCCCGTTAGATATTTACCAGGTGGATCACCCTTTTTTCTTATAGATCTCATTAAAGATGTGTATTTGCTGTAATCATAAATTATATCACCAGCTTTATGAACCACTTTCCCTTTTTTAATTACATCCTCTGGATATTTTTCGCCAGTATCTATACGAAGTTTTTCTTTTAATCGTAACTCAAAATCATCTATATCGGCATCAGTTACTTCTCCAATTTTTTCTTTCTGCCTCTCAACTATTTCTTCTTGTTTAGCCTTTCTTTCTTCTGGTGTTAATTTCAACCAAGCTTTATAATCATTCACATCTTTTTCTGACATCTTAAATCTACCAGCACCACTACTTTGTTCTTCGTCTGGTATAAATAAATCTAAGACTTTACTTATTGTCTCTTCTCTTTTGGACTGTGGATTATCTTCAGAGGTTTCTTCTTTATCATCTTTAGGTTCATCTTTTTTCTTTCCTTTACCGCTCCCATCTTCTTCTCCAGCACCGTCTTTATCTTTAGACTGTGCCGCTTTTTCAGATTTAGGATGATCTTTAATATATTCTGCTTGCTGGTCTGGCGTCATATCAGCCCACCAGTCCTCTGTAAGCACCGACTTTTTTTCCATCAAGTTACCAATCAATTCACTTCGCGCTTCTATACTCCAACCATATTCTTGTAATATGCCTTCAAGTATTATTTGATGAGACATACTTTTA